GATCCAGGACTGCACAAAAACGCGCAATTCACCATGGCGCTCAAACGCCACGGCCACCACATCAAGCGTCAAACCAGGCTTTTGCATATTCAGGTCGGTTGGCCTGCAACCAAGGCAAAGCCTGGTCGTGCAGTTTTTTGGCGTCAAAGCCAATCGTGTGACTGCCAATGTGATGCACATAGCTGGCGCTCACAAAATGCGTATAGCCGCGCTTGTTGAGATCCCAGCAGTGGACATCATCCGAGTACCAGTTCAGTGGTGGGAATCCCTCGCCAAACGCTTCCTTGTTGATCCACCCCAAGATGGGGCTGACTTCTTCGACCATCTTGATGTGGGCCTCAGACGGGAATTTGTAGAAGTGCAAACGCTCGGGCTGCTCAGTGATCCGCACATTCTGGCATGGCCGCGCAGAATCACTTCTTGACACCACCCACCCAGCACGCACGCTGTGCATGGTGTTGATGATGCCAACATCTTCCATCAGCACCTTGATGCTGTCAGGCGTCAGCACAATGTCATCGTTGGCAACAATGCACTGATCGTAGTCTTGCAGCGCCCTCTTGATGATGTAGTTGTAATCATCGCCAAAGTTGCTTGGCTGGCCAAAGATCTTGAGAGTCGCGTCATACTTTTCAATGACCGACTCAGGGCCATGCAGATACACAGGGTGTTCTGGTGCGTATTGCCAAATGCTCTCCAGCAGCACACCCAGACCCTTGCCGTGCACAGTCGCAATGCAAATAGGGATCATTTCTTGGCCTTGTTTCTTGCAGAAATCGCAGCCGACTTGGCTTTGGCGTCAGCCTTGCTGGATGCGCCCCAAGCCTTGAGAGACAGTAGCAGCCGTGTTGGCTCGCCGCCCTTCATCTCCGGCCCAGGCATGTTGCCCATGCGTGCCAAGAAGCTGGCACGCCGTGGGTTGTCACCAGACTTCACGGGCGCTTTGAGATTCATGCCCTCGGCCTTGGCGCTGGCCCTGCCCTTGGCGTTCAGCCCACCGCTTGGGTTTTTGCCCTCACTGCGCTGCCAAGCTGGCGTCTTCATTTCTTGGCCTTCACTGGCTTGGCCGTTTTAGCCGCTGCCTTAAAAGCAGCAGCCGTAGGCGCACCCTTGCTTCCAGGCTGTCGCATTTTTTCCTTAGAGCCTCCCTCAATTCGAGCACGTTTTGCAGCAATGTTCGCATATAGACCTTTCATGATTCGCCCTCCATATCCTCACCCTCTTGCTCGCCAGTGTTGGGGCCACCCACCACCCACGCATCGCAGGTCCGGCTGGCTGCGCACTTGAAGTCGAAAATCTCGCAATACCCCAAGTCGGCCAGCTTGATCGTGCCCCATGGGTCAGCCTCCATGCCAATGCCCTCGGCAATGCACTGCTTGATGCCATCAGACACATTGAATGCCGCGCAGTTACCGCACAGGCTTTGCTTGGCGTCATCTGTTGACACATCCCACTGGTCGGCCTTCTTCGCCCAAAACGCGCTGTTGGGCAGCTTCGGATTCTCAGGGCCGTAAGCCGCGCTGGTGATCGCCTTGGCGCGATTCTTCAGGTTGAGCGTGATGTCTTGCGTTGGCATGGGGCAGTCTTGGCCTTCCTCCATGTCCTCGCCCTCACGGTCCATGGCTTGCTCCATGGTGCGCTGCATCGTGGCCATTACTTCTTGCTCCGGTTGGTCGCCGTGCGCTGACCGCGCATAGGCATCGCCTTGGCAGGCTTGCCGCCCATAGGCTTGGCCATCGCTGGCTTGGGGGTCTTGGCGGCTTTGCCAGCCATGTGTCCAGGTTTCATCATCGGCATGGTATTCCCCATGTAGTTGGTAATTCCCAGATTATGCGACTCTGGACAGGTTTCGGCGCAGCGGCTGGCTCCACTTGCTGCTGGCCGCTGACCCGTACATCCCGGCAATCGCATCACTTGCAAACGTCAGCACAAACGCATCGGCCTTGTCAGGGCTTGGCAGGCCGCGCTTTCTGATCTCGTCCTTGCCCTCAATCTGAATCTTGCCGTTGCTGGTGAAGCTGTAGCGCACCGTGGCCAATTCACTGATCAGCACCTCATCCTTGGCCAGCTTGCAGTCCCTGGCCTCCAGCCACGCCTTTGCCCGATACCACAGTTCAGCCTTGAGGTTTCTATAAGTCCCGCCCATGGCCGGTGATTCGCTGACGTTAATCCCCCTGGCTGGCAGGCCCAACTCACGCAGCCGGTCCACCACGCCAGCGCCAAGACCGATGCTGTCAACCAAAATCTCTTTGGGCTGCTGGCTTGGCGGCAGCACGTTGTACTCGGCCACCACCGCCCCCGTCAGTTGCATCAGGTCCAGATTCTTCCAAGTCCGAATGCTCTCAGTCACCACGTTGCCTTGGCGCTTACACAAGGCTGACCTGTCACTGCCAAACCGCGCAACGTCCAGACCCCACACCATGGGCGCAGACATGCTTGCCGCCACATCCCGGTGCAGCGCACTTTCCAGCAAGTCCATCGCAATCACCGTATCGTCATCGCCCTTCGGGAACTCCCCGATCACGCGAATCCGATACACGTTGCTGTCCTCGCCGTACCGCTGCGCCATCTCCTTGACGTACTCATCACTCACCCGTGGCGAATCCGTACACGCCACCTGGAAGGTGGTCCACTCACCAGACAGGCGCGTGTGAGTGTCGTAGAAGAAGCCGCTGGACCTCACCGGGTTGCCAAGTAACAAAGTTACAGCGTTGTGGCCCGACATGGAGCCTGCCGCCGCCTCAAACACCTGCTCGGGCACGCCTGACGCCTCATCGGCCACCAGCATCACATACTCAGAGTGAATGCCCTGCAAAGCCTCAGGCTGCTCGGCCCTGCTAGTCCTGGCCGAAATAAACATCTCAGTCGGTGCAGCGTTAAACTCAATACGCTCTTGCTTGACGGTCAGCAAGCCTTGGAGTGGCAGCGGCATCGCGTTGATCCACCTCTTGAGTTCAGCGAACATCGCGTCATAAAGCTGGCTTGAGGTTGGCGCAGTCACCACCACCTTCACAGGGCTGCGCGTCATGAAGTACCACAGCATGGCCCAGCTTGAGGCTGTAGACTTCCCCACACCGTGGCCACTTCGTACTGATATCTTCCTGTCCCCACGGGCAATTGCCCCCAGAAACTTCACCTGCCACGGGTCAGGGTCTACCCCCAACACCTCCCGCACAAACAGCACCGGGTCAGGGTGATACCTGTCCACCCACTGCTGAAACACATTTTCTGTTTTTGCCATAGGCGTCAATTATGCGGCCAGTTGGCTTTGCGTGATGACCTTGGCCATCTCCCTCACCCGGTCCCTTGGCATGGCCATGTTAAACACGCTGTTCATCCTGAACTTCTTGTTCTTGTTGGCCTCGTACCTGGCCCTGATGGCCTTCACATCTGGCTTGGGCTTAGGCTTGTCACGCCCATCACCCAGCACAAACACCGGCCTCGGGTAACGCCTGGCCCCATCATGGGCATACACCCAATCCACAATGTGGATGCGCTTGTCTCCAGCCTTGGTCCTCTTGTTCATGCGAATCAGCACAGCATGTGCGTCATACCTGCTGATATCGACCCAATCCGCAAACTCCTGCGCAGTCATACGCCCAAACTCTTTGAGCGCATCCAGCGCCCTGATCACATGCTTTCCCGTGTTGGTGGTTGTCATTGCTTCCCCCTTGCTCGAATGGCGGCGGCGCATTGATCTCGCACATCCAGTTCTTGTTGCATGGGTAGGATTTCACAGACCTTTGCATCAATCTCCCGCTGGTCAGCACGGACAAGGGCTTCAAAGGCTTTGAGTTGCTCGGGGCCAAATGTGTAAGTCGTGCGGTCTGGGTAATGCCTGTTTGTGTAGGCCGTAGCTTTCACCTCACGGGCCATGTCTATCGTGGTTTTCATTTCAGCATCTCCATCATTGCTTTGCGGTAGTCGTTCCAGCCTTGGATGTACTCAGGGTGCTCACTGAGGTCGGTGTGGTGTATGGCATCGGGCACGGCTGGCTGTGCTGCGGGGCATTCTTTGTAACCCTCTCTCTTCCAAAAGCAATCCTGCACAGGTGCTGGCTGTGGCTGAAGATTGACAATTGCCCATTCCAATGCGCCAAGTTCGGCAAGATCAAAACTGTTCTTGTGTTCACGCGACTTCAAAAAGTCAACCCGCCGTTTAAGCGTTCTCATGTGGTCACTGGGCGCTTTCATGTGTTCCCCCTTGCTCGGATGGCGGCGGCGCAATGCTTTCCCATAACAAGCGTTTCACACACCCTTGCACAGGCTTCTCTTTCGGCTTTAGTTGCAGCGTTCCAAACACCAATTGCCAGTGCTGTGTAGGCATTTGCAGGGCCTTGAGCGCACAAGTCCATGTCGAGGTGGACTAAGTTGTTGTCTTTGTCTACACGCGCCCATTCTGAGCCGGGTTCAGCGTAATCCCACACAACCTTGTCATTACCTTCTTCGTCTTTCACGGTTTCCATTTTGATGGTTCCTTCAAATGGGTGTGTCATATGTTTCCCCTGCTCGGATGGCAATTTCAATATCTGCGCTTGTTCGATCAAACTTGCATTCCTTTGCACACGCCTCACGCTCATCAGCACGAACAAGGGCAACGAGTTGCTCCAGCCGGTCAAGCGGTGCGCCAGTCCATTCTGTGTGTGCGCCGTAAACTTCACGGGCAAGTTCTATTGTGTCTCTCATGGCATGGCCTTTCCAATTTCTGCTGCTGCACGGGTGATGGCTCGGCGGGTGGCGGCAAACAGGTCTGGGTCGATTTCCCAAAACTCTTTCCCACCATAAACTGCAAGGCCGCGAAGGTACTGCTGGGCGTTTCCAACCTCAATGCCGCAAGCCACCGCCAGTCGTAGCGCATCGCCATCGTCTGTGAGGGGGGTCCAATTAGGGACTTGAGCAAAATCCCAAACTGCTTTGTATGGCGTATCCCATTTAATTTCAATCCCTGCCGCCTTTGCAGCCAGTTCCAATAGTTCTTTGTCAGTCATTTCATTCCTTTCAACATCTCTGCCCTGCAATCGTTCCACCCAGCCACATATGCAGGGTTCTCATCCTTTGGGTTAAGAGCATCAGGCACGGCTGGCTGTGCTGCTTTCAACCGCTTGATCTCGGCCATGTGCTCACGCAATGACTCTTGCGTGGCTTCAAGCAAAGACCAGTCTCGACCTTCCTGCACGGCTGCTGCGGGTGGGGTGGTGTAAAGGGGTGTGCATTTGCCTCCGGGGTTATCCCACTCCAAGTTATCGCCGCCTTTGTGATGTTCTATCCAAGCCACAGGCTCCTGCACACTTGCCAGCGATACATAGGGCTCGTTCTCTGGCTCGTGCTCCCGCCGTGACTCAGCCAGCGCATCGCTCAGGATTTCCACTTGCCTGTTGGTGGCATCAAGTTCGGCACGGGCTTCGCGCAGTTCATCAAGCGTGATGCAGCCTGACTCAACAGATTTCAGGTACTCTGCTTTCCAATCAATACTCATAAAACCTCCACCAGTGCGACCAACAAAGACCACGCCCACCACAGCACTGTGACGGACACGATGGCCGAGGCAATAAACGCGCCAATCAGCAGCAACTGATGCCGCAGCCTTCTCGGTTGATCCAGCGCCTGACGCCTCACCGGGCAATCACGGCCCTGCCTGCATTCACCGTACTCATCACAGCAGTTCATACACACCTCCCAGCCGCCTGCTCTTTGAGCTTCTCATGCGGCTGCGGCTGGCCCACCAGCCACCGTGCCCCCAAATGCCGAATGCTCTTGATCCACTGCCTTTGCAGATGGCGGCTCTGCGGGTACAGCGCCCTCACTTTGATCAGGTATGTCGTGTTCATCGTTTACTCCAGGTTGATAGGAATTGCAGTTTAAGGCAAGTTGGTGATGAGGTGCAAGTGCTTTTTTGTGATCCTGGTCACATTTTTGGATTAGGTTAAAAATTTTTTTTTGGATGAGGGGATGCAGATGGGTGTCAAGTACCGCAGCAGCCGCCCCCGCCGCCGCGACCACCGGGGGGGGTCAGCGCGGCCAGGTCGGCTGGCCGAGTCCATCTGTCCACAGGGTTTTGTCCACAGTTATCCACAGATTCCTGTGGATAACTCAGAAGCTACGCCTAACGTATTCCTAAATCTGTGGATAACTCAGCATCGACTTAACATAATGGACGTTGTGCGAAGTACTGTCAGTTATCGGTATGCATATCAACACTACGTTTGCGCAGTGCATCGAGCGCCATGCTGCCCAGGTCAATGTTGACCAAAGGCTGCTGCTTGTCGCCGTAGTCCTCGTTCATCTTGCTGGCCAGCCAGCGCCTGGTATCCACCCGCAGCTTGGCTACCTGCGCCTCTTGCGGTGTCGCGCTGTCGGCGATCTCCAGCGTCTCCTCGGCTAAACTCTGACCACCCCGTGCGCGCGCACGGGCGAGAGCAGCAGCGCGTGCCTCGCCCCCTCTATCCACCCAATCGTAAAAAGCGGTGTGACTTATCC